CTCCTCGAGGCTCGTGATGCGTTCCTCGAGCGTAGGGATTTGTTGGATAGCAGGGACTGTCTTACCTGTCGGTTCGAATGATCCTGCCTTGATTAATCTCATGACGTGTTTTTCAGGACAACGTGTTGCCTTAAGGTCACGGTGACCAACGATCTGAGTTGCTTGGGATTGAAAGAAGCGAACAAGTTGCACTCGTTCTTTTACTGCTTCGATCATTTCGGGTGATGGCTCTTGGTCATCCCCAATTAGAAGTCCGATTGCTATGTATTCCTTATTGTGTTTGGTGCTTCCATTAGCGCCACATCGGTGCATCAGTCCCCTGCCTTCGAGAACCGTTCCATCCAGAGCGATCAACTCGTTGTATGCAATGTCCCACCATCCCTTTGGTTTCCCCATGTGATTTCTTTGTATTGAACGAGCAAGTCTTTCTGGATCATCTTCGGGGCAAGTGAATCCCATGTAGTGAAGACATACTCCTTTGAGTCTTTTTGAAACTGGAATTGATTTAACAGCTGGCTGTGCTCCCCATTCAGCACGAGAGACATACTTACTCATTCGCTCTCCAATTCATCGAGACGATCCCAGACCATATTGAACTCTTGTGGAATCCATGAGAGTCCAGCAACGATCTCTTTCATACCGTCTACGTCTTTGACTACTTGATTCATATCTGAGGCAATAGCTTCGACAATAAGTGAAGGAGCAAAACGATCAAGGTCATCGAGACGAGCTGCACGAACAGCGTCAATGGCAAGAGCATTTTCCAATACTCCTTCAGAAATTTCATCAAGTTTTGCCAAGACTGAAGAGTCTGTTCCAGTGTTTGCCTCAATTATTGTTACCTGTTCTTCTAGGTCGCCTATTCGTCCTGCGAGCATCGCGGCATTCCATACGACGACGGATGTTGTAATCACGACTGAGAGAATAAGTCCGAGTGTGATTTTGGAAATTTTCACCTGTTTAAGATCGGTGATATCTGTAGCCATATAGGGTCTCCTATTTGTTAGCCCTTCATGGTTGCGTCTTCGCTCTTACATGATTGAACTCGTCGCCTTTGAAAATTTCGAATGGACCATCTGCATCAACGAAGTGAACGAATAGTTGAACGTGGTAGTTGTTGGGTTCTGTTACCCAAGGTTCACGCCAGTGTTCAAGTTCGCATCCTCGATAGATGACGACATCTCCAACTTCTTGACTGATCTTGTCTCCTTCCATATGCAATTCCCATGAAGGAGAGGAATAGTTTTTCCCGATAAGCATGGTTGCTGAAATTTCACAAGCATGTCTGTCTTTGTGCTTATCTAAAATTGCTCCATTCCTGTAGATCCGAAAATAGTTATACGTCGGAAGAAGAGTCAATCCTGTTTCTTTTTCTATTAACTCATGTAATTGAAACTGAAGAAAGTCCATGATTGTGTTCTTGTACATACTGAACACATTTGGACTCTGACTATCTGGTTCCCAGTCTCGAGTCTGTTCTAAGAAAAGTGCGTATCTCGTTACAAAGTCAAGATCACTTTTTGAAAACAGATTTGGTTTTAATGAAATGTAATCCTGAGCCTTTTTGAGTTCCCATCTACTGAAAGTCATTGGGTGACTCCTTGATCTCGGAATCCATAAAAGATGTTGAACACATAACGCTCTTCGCCTGTCCTATGAGGAAGGGTTCGATGCGAGTAAAGCCAAGAGGCTGGGAAAATTATTGCCTTCCCTGCTTCTGGTTTTAAGAGCAGATCCTGAGTTGGAAACTCAATTTCTCCACCTTCACTTATTTCGTTCAAATACATCGTGAATGTCAGATGTCTATGAGTCAGATTCGGGTAACCCCAGTCCGAGTGGACTGCGTGATATCCATGCTGCCCATCTCCTTGATATCGAAGGATGTTGTAACCCTCGACTAATCCGTAGGCTGGTTGATTCTTTGCAGTGGGTAACTTTTCAACATACTGATCGAGGCATTGTTGAGCGAAAGCCAACACAGGCTCATGCTCTACAGCAGGACTGTCCTCGAGAAAATGTATTTGTTCAGATTCTCGAGCATACGGTTGCACGCCTCCAGTTGTCTGAGACTGATTCCACCTTGATGATGGTTCCAGTCTTCGTATTATTTCTTGGCATAAATCATTAGCGTCAGGCATTTGGAACTGACAGATTGCTTGGTCAAGCCATTTATGGTTGTCCATTTTCCCTCCTTGTTTATTCGGTTGGTCTTACTACCCAGTTCTTTATTTCTTCATCCCAGTCATATTCGTTGTCTGGGTCGTCAATTGGATATGCAACTGGGGGTTCGTATTGCGGTCGAGGATATGACTCTCCACTTATTGGATCTTCGAAAATGAAATCAGGGTTCCAAGTCCAAGAAGGTGGTTGCACATTCTCTTCCCATTCCTTTTTCTTCTCGTTCCATTCGTAAGCTCTGCCTACGAAAGCATCGTCAGGAATAGGTGTTGGTGGTTCCCAATCAAGGGTCTCTTCATTGAGAGTCCACGACTTGAACGGTTGCTGACCATAGAAAGCGTTTCTTCCCTCATCCCACAACATTCCTTTTCCAGCAAAGTTTTTGCGGATCTTTCCGTTGTAAGAAGTTTGAATCCAAGTCCCTCCCAGTTGTGCCTCTAGTGCGGCTTGACCGAGAGCTTCTTCTTCTCTGTTTTCTGCATTGCGAATGGTGTTGTTATCGACGACGACCACTCGAATCACAATGTTGTTTTTGTCTACTTCTGCGAAGTGTGCCATGTCTCTCCTATGCCTTGTACCGAATAATTACGACACCAGAACCGCCAGCTCCAGCAGTACCGCCGTCGGAACCGCCACCGCCACCGCCTGTATTGGCTGTGCCAGCACAATTTTCAGCTTGTGGTGAAGCTGAAGTTGGAGCCCAAGGAACTGGGGAAGGATTGGTGAAACCATTACCTCCACCTCCTGCGCCTCCTCCTCCACCTTTTCGATAAGGGGCTGGGTCAAGTCCTAATTGGGTAACTCCAGAACCGCCACCGCCTCCTCCCCAATAATTACCTCCAGCACTTTTCAAGTAATTCAATTTGCCTATGCCACCATTACCGCCTGCTCCGAATGCGTAATTGACATAAGTCGGGTTGTACCAGCCATACGGTCCAGCAGTCCCAGCAGATCCAGCGCCACCTGCGCCACCTCCGCCACCACCGCCTCCGCCACGACCGTAAGCGCCATAAGAACCAGCGCCCATTGCTCCGCCGTATCCCTGAACAGGGGCTTCGGGAGAAGACACTGCGGGAGTGTTTCCATCGCCAGCGTTGACAAGATCAGTTGGTGACCATCCCCACTGGTTGTAAGAACCTCCACCTCCTGAACCGCCATCACCTGCTCCTGTCCAATAAGGTTGACCAGAATTTGCTGCGAGAGAAGTACCGCCACAGCCTCCACCATTTCGTGTATTACCAAATGCAGAAGAGTCTGAGCCGGGTGCAGAGTAGACGGGCGGTCCCGCTGGACCACCTGCTCCAATGACTATTGGGTAGACACCGTTTCCGGCTGGACCACCTGTAACAGAGACAGGCTGATCTGACCATTCGCCGTAGCCTCCCCCGCCTCCACCGCCGTGAATCTGAACACCCCATGGTGCTGGTTGGCTAGGAGAACCTCCTCCACCACCACCGCCAGCGACAATGCAGTAGTCAATGTTTCCTGAGCCTTCTTTGATTGTGAAGTTCCCAGTTGCAGTCATCTCATGCGAGATCCAAAGTTGTCCTGCTGGGTCTTCAAAAATGTTTACGTTCCCGCCTTCTCCGTAGAAAGAGAGACCGCTACCGCCACCAAATGAACCTCCAGTCCAGTCAGTGACCTTGGAATTTGGAAAGTACTTTCTAATATCAGGCATTGATGCTCCTTAAGCAGTTATCCGATTTACGTAACCGTTTACGTTGATGACATTCGTTGTCCCTGCGTATGCAGAGATCACTAATCCGTTTTGTAAAAGCAGACCAGCGATGACGAGTGTCTGACCAGCAACTGATGTGATTGTCTGGCTGCTTCTTCCATCAGGGTCTGTTGTTTCGCCCCACTCAATCGTGAGTAGAACATCACTGCCACTTGTGTTGGTTGCATAAAGCCAGACTTCATCCATATCAGAAGTGCCTGCGACAGCAGTATGGATGGTCGTGCCAGAGCCACCACTGGTTCCGGCAATTTTGATGTTCTTACCGTTAGTTCCTCCTGAGAGAAGTTGTTTTGAATAAGTTGCCATTGAGAAAGCCTCCTAGCTTCCGAATACTTGAGATGCGAGAACGATGTTTGCGTCCTCGACACTTACGTTGAGAGTTACTGATCCTGAAGTACCGCCACCTGTCAATGCAGTTCCTGCGGTTACGCCAGTAATGTCGCCTGTAGCAGCTGCTGCCCATGCGACTCCACCTGATGCACTTGAGTCTGCTGTTAGAACTTGACCATCTGATCCAACACCAACTTTGACTGCTGTATCAGCAGCAGAGGCAGCGAGAATGTCGCCCTTGGTGTCGAAGTCAACTGTGAGTGTCACATCTCCTGATGTTCCACCGCCAGCCAAACCTGATCCAGCAGTCACGGCAGTAATGTCAG